GTGATAGATGTACTGAATAGACGCCGAAAGGATTAACGATGATCGAAATGAAATCAGAGATCAAAGGCGCGAAGCAGGCAATCATCTCGTTACGAAAAATAGATCCTGAGTATCGCAAAGACTTCAATCGTGAAGCCAAAAACATTGCAGCGCCACTCGTCGCCGACGCTAAAGCCGAATATCCAGAGATGCCTTTGTCGGGTATGGCGAAACTCTGGACAAACAATGGGCGCGAGTTGTTGCCGTGGTCAGTAAGCAAAGTCCGCTCGGGCGTCAAACTGAAAACTTCTACGCGCAAAAACGCCTCAAGTGTCATCTACATAACCCAGGCGAACCCAGCAGGCGCAATCTTTGAAGTAGCAGGAAAAGCGAACCCTGGCAAAACATTCAACAAGAACCTACGCGCCAAAAAAAGTTTCATTTTGTGGCCCACAGCAGACAAACATCTTCCAGACGTCCAGCGCGGCATAGTCAAACTTGTAGAGGACGTCATGGACAAAGTTGAGAAGGAAATGCGCTGATGGCTATCAACATCCCGATCATTACCGACTTCAACGGCAAAGGCATCGACCTCGCTAACTCGGCGATTGGAGGCTTCGGCGGTTCAGCCACGAAAGTATTTAAGAACGTCGCCAAGTTCGCAGCCATTGGCGGAGCAGCGATAGCAGCAGGTCTCGGCGCGTCAGTCAAAGCAGCTGCAGAAGATGCTCAAGGGCAAGCCGTCCTAGCCAAGACTCTCAAGAACTCATCAAACTCCACCGACGATCAGATCTCTTCCATCGAAGATCTCATCTCTTCAATGACCTTGGCTACTGGCGTCGCCGACGACGACCTCAGAAACGGTCTCGGCACACTCGTCAGAGCGACAGGAAACTCGACTAAAGCCTTTGACCTGCTTAAAAGTGCCATGGATATTAGTGCAGCGACCGGCAAGCCGCTCGAGGCAACTACCGCCGCATTAGCAAAAGGCTACCTCGGTCAGATGGGCGCGCTAAAGAAGCTCGGCGTCCCACTCGATGCGAGCATCATTAAGTCCAAGGACTTCGCTGCAGCAATGGACGCAGTTAACGAAAACTTCGGAGGAAGCCAGGAAGCACTTTCCAATAGCGCGGTCGGACGCTTTGACAGACTCAAAAACGCTTTCGGGGAAGCATCCGAAACACTCGGCACAGCACTCCTCCCAGCGTTCGAAAAGATCGTCGGCTTTGCCACAAATGTTCTGATCCCAGCGTTTGAAAAAGTTTCCGCAATCTTCGACAAAGAAGGTCTAGGCGGAGTTCTCAAGTTGCTCGGCGACCGGCTCAAGGAAGGCATCCCAATCGCCTTAGACGCGCTCAAGAACCTTCTAGTCAAGATGGGAAACTGGATCATCAACGACGGTCTCCCATTGCTTTCCGAGAAGCTTGGCATCCTTAAAGAAAAACTCACAGCATGGATCAAAGAGTCAGGCCCAGAAGCACTCACCGCTCTCGGCGCTTTCATCGGCGACATGATCAAATGGATCATTAACGACGGCATACCGCTCTTGATCAAAGCCACAGCAAAACTCTCAGTAGCCCTCCTCAAATGGCTAGTCGATATCGGGCCCGATCTAATCAAAGGACTTGCAGGTTTCGCTCTCGAGTTGGCAAGGTCTCTCGTGACTGCTGTTCTCGGCGCGTTCTCAGATCTCGGCAAGTTCGGTCTAGAGATCGGCAAAGCCTTTGCAAACGGCATCATCTCAGTCGTCAACACTCAGCTCATAGATCGCATTAACAGGCTGCTCGAGTTCACTATTGATCCTCCAGGCCCAGGACCAAAATTAACAATCAACCCTCCCGACATACCTCGGATCCCAATGCTCGCGGAAGGTGGCATCGTTACAGGCCCGACGCTGGCGATGATCGGCGAGGCAGGCCCTGAGGCTGTGATCCCTCTTTCTGGGCGCAATATGCCCAACATGGGCAACACCTTCAATGTGTACGTCAACGGAGGCGACCCCAATGCCATCGTTGATGCTTTGCGTAGGTACAACAGGAGCAACGGCCCTCTACCGGTAAGAGTTGCTTAATGGCTACACCTTTCGTCTGGAAAGTTGACTTCAAGTCGGGCGCGTCATGGGTGACCCTGCCATCAGTCCAGTCAATAAACATTTTCAAGGGACGCCGACTACAAATTGACGACTATTCAATCGACACCATGACAGTCGAGTCGGAGTTCCCTTCATCGTGGACAACAACCCCAAAACTGGGCGACCCGATTATCGCGTACATCAACAAGCCTGGCGTCGTTGTCGGGACAGATGACTTCGACTGTTTCATTGGTCGGATCCGAAATGTGACCATTTCCTACGGCTATGTGACTAACGAGGATCGCGTCACTATCGAATGTGAAGGTATCCAGGCGGACTGGGGACGCGCACAGCTCACAAACTATTCACTAGCCCAGAACCTTACGGATACCCAGGTGCTTAACGTCGGCACAACTGTCGGACTCTCTACTGTGCAAAACTTCGGACGCTCTACAGGCTCCGCGCAAACGTACACAGGAAACGCTTTTGAGTTAGTTAACACGATCACGCGCACTGAAGAAGCGCGAATGTGGGCCGACAACTACACCCACCAAGGCGCTTTCTATTTGTGGTGGTTCGGTCGCAACGCCCCACTCGCCACGACCTATGTGTTCAACGACGGCACAGGAACGGCTTACGACCTGCAAATGAAATATGAGCAGATCGAGTTCAGGTCATCAGCCGACAACTATTACAACTCTGTCACGATCACCCCAGCAGGTCTGGCAGCTCAGACCGCGACACTTGCCACGACACCGCTTTACGGCTGGCAAAAAGACACCATCGACTACACCACAAGCCAAGCCTTAAGCCATGCCCAATGGGTGCTCAACAACTTTCAAGATACGGACTCGACTCTTGCAGCGATCACTTTCACCGACGTTCAGCAGGTACCCCGAATTAATGGACTTTTTAACACAGCTGTCATTGAGTTATGCAAAGCGCCGATTAACACAAACGGCAGAGTCAGTTTCAGGTCTGGGACGTTCAACACAATTTTTGAGGGCGTCAACATCAGCGCGACTCCTCAGCAGACTCGCGTCACGTTGTATATGTCAGCGCAAGACAATAACGCGTATCTAATTTTAGATAATGCTATTTACGGCAAACTTAACGAGAATAGACTGGGTTTCTAATGGCTATAAAAACTTTTACTACTGGCGAAGTGTTGACCGCTTCAGACACAAACACGTATTTAGCAAACAGCGGCCTCGTCTATATCAAGCAGCAGACGATTGGCAACGGCGTAACAAGCGTGACCGTTACAGACGCATTTAGTTCATTATACGATGTGTATTTAATAGTCATTAACGCCCTTGATACTCCAACAGCAGGAAACAATATCACTATGGATTACGACGATGGAACATCATTGTACAACTGGGCAAATATGTATATGAATTACAACTCAACTACCATTAATGGGGCACGAGCCCAATCACAAACATCGTCAGTAATAGGTTATAGCGGAAATAATGATGACACGAATATTTCGGTGACCGTTCGTGGCCCAAATCTTCCAAAGAGAACAACATTCTCTACACAAGAAAACACAGACACATATTCTGTCGTAGGCGGTGGTGGTCACGACGCAACGACACAACACACCAAATTCAAAATCGGGACATCAGGAGCCTCGTTGACAGGTGGAACTATTTACGTTTACGGATACCGAAAGGCTTAACAATGACAAGACCAAATATACAAATTGATGATCTAGTGCGTGAGATGACTGAAGAAGAATACGAGGCGTTGCTTGCTAGCGGCTGGACTGAAGAGGGTCAGCATGATCTGGCGGATTAGTTTTGTGGCGCTTTTGTTCGGTGCAATCCTCGTAGCGTGCGGAGACCGCACACGCCTCAACTGTGAACCGCGCACAAAAAACAAAGCACTTAGCGCGACCGTCTTAGAGACAACAACAACGACAGAGACCCCACGATATGGGACAGGTGGCAAATGCTAAAGAAACCAGAAAACAGACTCACTAACGAAGAGATCAAAGCGCGGATCGTGATGATCGTCGCGTGTGGGTTGACACTTTCTTTTGTCGGCTCCGTGTTCACAATTTTGTACGGACTGCTATTTGTTTCACAGCCCGCGACAATGGCGGAACTTGACGCCCAGCAGATCAACATCCTTTCCTCGATGCTTCTCACCCTTTCGGGCGGACTTATCGGGCTACTCGCTGGCAACGGTCTCAAAGACAAGGCGAAAGATAAACCAAATGACAACGCCTAAAGCAGCTCCAAAAACTAACGCCATGCCCTACACCGGCAACAAAGACGCCACCGCAAACGGCAAAGCCACCCCAGGAGCACACAAACTCCTCGACATTCTCGGCACTAAATGGGGCTTCAAGAACCTTGGGATCTACGCCTACCGTCCGATGCGCGGATCAACGATGCTCTCAGTACACGGCACAGGACGCGCTTTTGACGCTGGCTACAAACAATCCCAGCAAGAACTCGTTACCGAGATCTGTGACTGGCTTGCCGATAACCACGTCGCCCTCGGCATCGAGGAGATCCACCAGTACGTCTGGGGAACACACGGGCGCGGTTTCCGCTGCAATCGTGACGGGAAGCCAGGCTGGAAAGAATGGGACGCCGAAAACAACGGAGGCCCAGGCGGATACTGGATCCATGTGGAGGTCTCGCCGACTTTTGCTCAGAACCCTCGACTCATTGTGCAGGCTTGGAAAAAGATAATCCCCACTTTCGTCACACCGATCGTGTAACTTCTCTAGCGTCACCTTCTATCCCTACTACGGAGGCACTAATGGCAGGCAAAATTATCCGACCCGACGACTGGGACGAAGGCACTCTCTTTCATGCACCATTGCATCGAGAACCCGACCGCCCTACTAGCGTCCAAGGCGCTCGAGACGTGAAACATAGGCGAACATCTCAGGCGATGCTTCTGCTCATTGAGTACCGGAACCACAACCTTACCGATGAAGAAGCAGGAGCCCGATCTGGGCTGATCAGGCGCTCACGGTGCTACTGGAAACGGTGCTCGGATCTTCGAGCTGCAGGCTATATCGTGCCTACTGGAGCCACTCGGATCGGCTCTTCAGGATCAGCACAGATGATCTGTGCAATTACCCCAGAGGGCCTCGCAGCTCTTGATTAGGAGGAATTATGTTCACTCAATCAAAGGATCGCTATTAGGCGACTTGCGGCAGCCGTGCTACTTATTGCCGCTTTTCACCCATCTCCAGCGAGTGCCGAGGCTCTGCCCTTCCGATGCGAATACTACGCAACGAAAGCAGTACAACTCGGCTGGCCCAAAAAGGAGAAACCGATGCTAAAGAAAATTATGTGGCGCGAGTCGCGTTGTCAGACCACAAGCATCAACCGCAAAGACCCGTACGGCGGATCTTTCGGACTACTACAAATAAATGCAAGTAATGTCGGCTGGGCAAAGCGTGAAGGCTATATAAAAAGCCGAGACGACTTAACCAAAAGACACCAAAACCTCAAGGTCGGACTCGAGCTGTGGAAGCTCTACGGGTGGCGACCCTGGGGGACTAAATCATCCCAATAACAGAAAGAGCCCCTACATGACATTCAACTTAGACAACTACGAGCCAGTAGCGCCCAGACTGGCGCGATGGCTAGAGACCGTCGTTAAGTCCTCAGTGACTCCTCGAGTGATCACAACCCTTCACGCTTACGCTCCAGGCGAATGGTGCATCTTTAAGGCCGAACTGTGGGAAGGCGACACTCTCATCTCAACTGGCTACGCAGAAGAACATCACACCGATAGAGGCGTCAATTCAACGTCGCACATGGAGAACTGTGAGACCTCGGCGATCGGACGCGCTCTAGCAAACTGTGGCTATGCAGGCTCAGATCCGTCAAAGCGCCCCTCACGTGAAGAGATGACAAAAGTACAACGCATGACACCCAGCGACGCTCCTGAAGGCACACAACGCCCACAGGCATCACCCAATAAGGCAGCATCAGACGCGCAGCTCGGGCTGATCCGCACACTTTCCAAAAAACTCGGCTTTGAGGCACACTTTCCTCCGAACTTCACGAGTTACGACGCCTCCCAGGTGATCCAAGAGCTCAAAGGCAACGTCATCCCATTAGCGATCCGCGCCGAGTCATTCGAGGATCCGTTCTAATGCAGCTCATCGGCAAACTCATCGCGTCCGCCATCATCGTCGGACTAATCACGTTGGTCATTGAGGCCATTATTTACGAGCGCGAAGTATCAGCAAACATCAAAAAAGAGAGGCCCTTCTATGAGTGACGATCAAGTCTGGAACGCATTTATTAGCGCAATACCGGCACAAGACAAAGCCCGACACGACCTAGAGAACTTTCAGGCGCGACTTCTCAAAAACGCGCTACAGGAAATTGAGGATCTAAAATTGGAGATCATCCAGCATCGCGCCGAGATCGTGCAGCTGGAAGAAGTGCTGCAGGGCTACTCGAGCCTGCTTCATGACGTAACACAGGACAGAGACCGCTTTCGCGACGATTGGAAAGCAATGGTTCAAGATGCTTCAAGGTGGCGCAAATGACCGAAGATGACTTCTACGAAATTAAGGTTTATCCAAAAGGCCACAGAATTACTTTGAGGTTCGTCGGTGATGGCTGGCATCCGTCGTGGCATGAAGAAAAATACAACTCTTACGTCGCGCCATTGGTGAGGCGCTACTCGAAGGACTGGATGAGCTGGGGCGATCGGATCACGCTCACTCACGGTTTCTACGTCTGGACGTGGGAGCAGCGCGTCCTTGAGATAAAAGGCGACGGCTAAATGGTTGCCTTGAGTGAGAAAGAGTTTCAAAACAAAGTCGTCGCGTTAGCCATTATGTACGGATGGCGCGTAACACACTTCAGAGCCTCACAGGTCGGCGGAAAGTGGATGACTGCCATACAAGGACACTCAGGGTTTCCCGACCTCGTTATGGCGCACCCAGACAAAGGCATCGTTTACGCCGAACTAAAGACCGAGCGAGGCAGATTAGACCCAGCCCAGATCACTTGGTTACGCACACTTGACGCAGCTGGAGCCGAGGCGTACTGCTGGAGACCCTCGGACATGCAATTCATTACCAACCGACTACTAGAGAAAGCCCCTACGAAATGACCATCATTAGAGCCGAACGGCCACACATCAACTACACGATCATTAAGAACGAGACCCTCAGGAACAACTCGCTCTCCTTTCGTGCTCGAGGCATCCATGCCTACCTTCTTTCAATGCCGGACAACTGGCGCACATCAGCGCTCCAAATGTCACGCCAAGGGCAAGAAGGGCGCGACGCCATCCTCAAAGCACTCCAAGAGCTAGAAGACGCAGGCTTCGTGAAGCGCACAAAAAGCCAAGACCCCAGGGGACGCTGGCACTCCGAGATTATCGTGTATGACGAGTGCTGCTTGACTCGTGTGGAAATGCTGTGGAAAAGGCGTGGAGAAGAGAAAACACCGAAGCCTGAAAAACCGACGTCGGATAACCAGGCGTCTTATAAAGAAACTATTACTAATGACGTTGAGAAAAAATCAGAGACATTACTCAAGACCCGAACACTAATCTGTGGACAATGCGGAGGATCAGGGCGCGTCCTAGGCTTTATGGATAGCCCCATGGAATGCCCAGACTGCCACGGCGACGGCATCCAACAATGAGCGCCCCACGACGTAAAGACCTAGATAGCGCGTCATACAGAAAGAACCGCGAGACCTTCCTCAACGAATGGGACGGCGCGTGCCATTGGTGCAAGCGCGCTCGAGCAACAACCATCGACCACGTCATAGAACAAGACCGAGGAGCAGACCCCACAGACCAAAGCAACTGGGTAGGAGCCTGCCACAAATGCAACAGCCGACGCGGAGCCGAGTACCTAGCCAAGAAACGCAACGCAACAGTCCAAGCAAGAACAAAAGCACAAAACAAAACACAAAAATTAGAAAATAATATTAATTTTTTTGAAATTGAAAAATTATTCACCCCGA